ACCGGCGGCTTGCAAATCACGACCCTCAGTCTGACCATCGGCGTTCCATAGGGAAGGACTCGCAAATGAACAACGAACAGCCCGAGGCCGAGACTGAGACCGAGCAACTCGCCGCCGAGATACGGAACATGGAGTTCAGTGCCGGGTCGCTCTACGTCAACGTCGATGTCAACGATCTACTTGAGACCCACACCGAGGAAGAGACATTTGAGCTTCTCGGGAAGCTAAAGGACTTGCTGCAATGAGCGGCCTATGGGATGACGGATACCCGATTCATTTCTCCCGAGCCGAGATTCAAAAAGCTGGCCCGTTGGAGCACGGGCTTTCGCTCATGGCGACGGCGACCTCCCACTGGAACGCCGAGACTCGGAAGAAAGCAGCCAAGCGAGGGATCGCACTCAAGGACGGAAGCTATCCCATCAAGGATGTAGCCGATTTGAAAAAAGCGATTCAGGCACTAGGTCGTGCCAAGAACCGTGCCCGAGTCGTCCGGCACATCAAGAAACGTGCCAAGGCTCTCGGGCAGATGAAACTCGTCAAGGATTTGAAAGAGCGAATCTGACGTGCCGCTCAACTACGTCTTCGTGGCTGACCCGTCTTCGTTTCATCACGCCTTCCGATCCTGGCAGGGGATGACCGGGCGCTACATGTACGGCAAGACGATAAAGACCAACGCCATTGCCATCGCCGAGGCACCCGGCCCCGGCAAGATTCCGAGGAACCGAACCGGCATCAATTACTCGACCGGACGATTGCAGTCGCTTATCCGACCACAGCGAGGCACGCATGGCCGTCATCGAGATTTGGAAGGGCGGGTCATCGCTATTCCAAAACACGCCATCTATGTTCACCAGGGCACAGCGGCTCACACCATTGTTCCGGTGCGTGCCTCGGTGCTCTCGTTCTACTGGCACCGCAAGGGGCGAGTAGTGGCGCTCCCGGCAGTAAGGCACCCCGGCACTGATCCTCAACCTTTCCTAGCTGATGCACTGAAGAAAGCGATGTAGGCTCATCACCTAGACGTTTGTAAGGAATAGACCGACATGACAGACTCGACATCAAGACAGAAGGCCGCGCCATGAGCCTTGCCGTTGCCGAATGGAAGGTGCGTGACGGGAATCGCCTCATTCAATTTGAGGGCATCTGTCTCGGCAAGGTCTCATCCCGCAGGCCCGAGTCGCCGAGGTGGACAGACCTATCGCTTTTCAAAACCAACGGTGGGAGCTACGTCCTTGAGAAGCTCGGTATGTCCATCGTGCTTCACATGCCGGGTTGTCCTCACATTCTCGGTGTGCTCCCCCGCTTCCAAGACACCTATGCCGGTGCCGATCCAGACGAGGGGTATCAATACGACGACTGCGTGCCCGACACCTACGACTTCACGCAGCTTCTCGTAGAGGAACCGAGGTATTGGGCCACCATCGCCACCGACCCCAATGAGATAGTCGCCGCCCTGTATCGGAAGCGTGACGGCTCTCGGCATCTCCCCCGTATCTCCATCGAGCTTTTGGAAAAGGTCTCCGAGATTGATAACGACATCAACGCCGCGTACAGAGTGGAACGGATTTCCTGATGGCCTCGCAACCTCATCAATGGCAGCGGAAGGAACTCTGGCCGGGATGGGCTGTCTTTTGGTGCTCTCGTTGTGGTCGTAGGGCGGCTGTACCCCAAGAGGTCAAGGCACCTTGCTTACCGTCCTGACCGGCGGCGAGCCGAGAGCGCTCAACGAGTTAGCTGGCGAGCTACTGAAACGAGCCGAGTTCGCCCTTATCGAAGAGACCGCCGAAGACTTGTTCGATGGTGAGATAGCGACCTACCGACCGGGGCAAGATCGAAACCTCGTTGTCATCGACCACCACTGGAAGCCTCTCATCGAGCAGGACAGTTACCGGCTCTCACCCAATTTCAAAATGATGGAATTGTTCCTGGCATCTCGGGGCGGGCTGACCGTGGTGTTGCCATCCGATAACCCCCTGATCGACATGCTGCACCGGCAGACCATTACCTCAGTGAAAGACCTCGGAGACCTCGACACCGACGACATCATTGCTCTGGCCGGGAGCATGGAAGCCGAGGCTCTGCCCTACGACCGATGGCGGCACTACATCGGTGTGGCCTATCCGCAATGGCTGGTCATCTGCCAGCCCGACCGTGAGGTTCGCCGGGACTTCATCGGGCGGGCCGACGAAGACGACTGGACTCAGTACGGCTTCGCATCAAGCGGGGCCACTCCCGAGGAACTCGATCTGCTCTGGCTCACCCTCGATTCACCGCAGCTTCTCGGAGTGGGAAAACTCTCACAACAAATCGAGAACTGGCTCGCCACTCGTGGGGCCGCATTCACTAACGTCCCGCTTCTGACATGACATGCCAGACGACCTCTACCGCTTCATCCACTCCGGCTCCGACGTAGCCGACTTCACCGCTTGGTGTGAAGGCCAGCGGTACATCACCATCGACACCGAGACCACGAGTCTCGACTACCACCATCCCGATTTCAGGGTGCGCCTGATCCAAGTCGGGAACCGGAACCAGGCCTGGCTTGCCCGGCTCCCTGAGTGGCCGGGGTTGTTTAACCACGTTTTTCAAAACTTCCCCGGCAGGCTCGTTATCCACAACGCCAGCTTCGACGTGCCAAGCCTGGCTCGCCATGACGTTGACGTGCCCTGGCGAAAGATTGACGACACCATGCTCGCCCTCCGCATTCTCCAACCGAATCAGCCTTCCAAGCTCAAGCCCGCATCAAGACGATTGCTTGGTGGCGACGGCGGTGGGGAGCAAGCTCTCAAGCTGGCGATGAAGAAACAGAAGTGGCGGTGGGAAGACATACCTCTCGACTACGAGCCGTTCCTGTATTACGCCGCTCTCGACGTGATTCTCGCTTCACGCATCTACGAGCTTGACGCAGTCCAGAAGATCGTCGCCTCATCGGTGTTCGACTTGGAGATGGACGTGAGGGCCATCTGCTCTCGGATGGAAGCCAACGGCATGAGGATCGACCGGGAATTCACCGCCGAGAAGTTCGCCGAGCTTCGGTCGGAATCCGACCGCTTGAAATTGAGCTACCACGGAATCGTGTCGCTGACCTCGACCGACGAGCTTGGCCGGTGGTTCATCTCCAACACCGAGCGTGGGCTACTCACCAAGAAAACCAGGGGCGGTCGGGTCGCCGTTGACAAGGACGTGCTGGAACGTGTTGCCGCCTACGGCGACCGGGATTCGGCCAACGTCGCCAAGGCTGTGCTTCGGGTGAGGAAGATCGACAAGATGGCGAGCGCCTACTTTTCAAATTTCCTCGGGTATCTGCACGAGGGAGTGGTTCACCCGAGCATCAACACAATGGCGGCACGCACGAGTCGCATGTCGATTTCAAATCCGGCGCTTCAGACTCTTCCAAAACCAAGCTCCGACCCCGACTCTCGGATGGTGCGCCGGGCCATCATCCCGCTCCGTGAAGGCGAAGTCATGCTCTCGGCTGACATGGATCAGATCGAATTACGAATCGCGGCATCGCTGGCTGAAGACCGGGCGCTGGCCGAGGCCTTCTCTGAAGGCGATTTCTTTTTGAAAGCGACCCGTGACATCTACGGAGACCCGGCCATCATCAAGACCGACGACCGGCGGCAAGTCATCAAGACATTCTTTTACAGCTTCCTATATGGCGCTGGTGTCGAGACCATGTCAATCAGGGCGGGAATCCCGGTAGCTCGGATGGCCGAAGTCAAGGCCTTGGTGAGCCGGTCTTACCCTGGTCTCTCTCGGATGGCGAAGCGCATCGAACGGGAGGCACGGAACAGCGGTGGAGTGATGACATTGGGCGGGCGGTTCCTGCCGGTCGATCCGCATGTTCTCTACGCCGGGACGAATTATGTGATCCAGGCCAGTGCCGCCGAGTTTTTGAAAAGGTCACTCGTGGCACTCGCCAGTGCCGGGTTTGAGGATTACCTCTTGGCTCCCGTCCATGACGAAGTCGTGTTCTCCATACCCGAGGAAGATGTCGAAGAGGCCAGTCACGCCATCATTGCCTCGATGGAGAGTCGAGAACTCATGGTGCCGCTGACCGCCAGCATCAACGGGCCGGGAAAGACCTGGGCTGACCTGACATGAAAGGAACGAGATGGAAGACGAGACAACACGGACACTGAGACTGCACAGCACGACCGACGCTCAAGTATGGGCCGAGGAATGGTGCGCGGTCGCTCGGGAGATTGCCGACGCAGCGGAGCCGGGCCGACAAGTAATCGATGAAGGCTGGATGATCGGCTGGTTCGCCAACGCCATCGAGATTGGCCGAGCCGCCGGTATCACAGAAGCCAACGCCAAGACCGAGACCGGAGACATCATCCGGCAGATCGACAAGACCCTCGACGTGCTTTCAAAAGTGGAAGAGATGATGAACGCCGAAGCCACCATGAACGCCATCAAGCATCTTTCCAACGTAGTGAGGCCGGTGCCGCTCGTTGGGATGGTGTCGTCACTGATCGGTGACTTGGAAGCGTGGCGGCAACGGATCGAATGAGGAATATTCTCGGTATCGATCCCGGCTCGACAACCGGCCTGGTGATGCTTGCCGATGGTGCAGTGGCCTACTCGGAGCAAATCTCGTTTACTGACGTAGGCGAGAAGCTGGAAATTCTCATCGCCACTGCGGACGGTATCGGCATCGAGCAATACATCATCACACCGAGCACCGCCAAAAAGACCCGGCAGTACGACGCTCTCTACACCATCGGCATTGTCATCTTCCTATCAAGGCGAATGGGCGTGCCCATGAGATTGCAGAAAGCGGCTGACGCGAAGAACGCCTATACCAACGAGCATCTCCATCAGTTGGGCCTTTTCGATTCCGTCACCGGGCCGCACGCTCGGGATGCTCTGCGACACGCCCTGCTCGCCAATCGCATGATGACGAATTTGTAGAATCACCAATCGAATGAAAATCAGGCGGTATACTTTCGCCACCTAGACACAGACCAGGGAGGTCACGTTGACTGAGCCAGTCATTGTTCAGATACCACGATCCATCAAGTCCGCGACCGCCGCCTTGAACGGGATCGATTCACTGCTCACTGCCAAGGGGTGGGAGCGAGCCGCCATTGTCTACGCCTTCACCGAAGAGGCACGAGGCCGTCGCACCGACTTAGGTGGAAATCCACCCAAGTTGAGCCTTGCTGAGTTCGCCCGACTCGGGATTGCCGGTCTCACCAACAAGCAGACCGTGGGCATCTATCGGAAGTTCTGGCAGGACTACGCCGATCAGCCCGACATCAAGCCGGGGAGCAAGGTCACGCTTCCCACTATCAAGTTCCCCCCGACCGACGAGCGTGGGAGCACCCGTTGGGCGTCAGAGGACGGAGCCGAGAACGTGCTCAAGGGCATGGTCGAGAAGCACGGAGCCGAGAAGGTTGCCGAGCTACTCCCTCGGGAAGCCGCCCCAATCATCTCCAAGGCTCTCGATGAGCGAGATGAGGCCATCGCCGCCGCCGATCTGGAAGCCCATCTCGGACGGGAGCCGAAGCCGTCTGAGGTAGACAGCGCGGTTCGTTCTGCTCGGGGCCGGGCCGTCAAGACCGGGAGCACCGTCGCAGAAGAGACCCCCCGAGCCGCCGAGTTCACCGCTGGCATGACCAAGGCCAGTGAGCGGGACAAGGATGCACGCCGGGCCATGCTCAGTGGTTTGGCTCTTGAGGTTGACGACCTCTTGGACAAGGCGTACAAGCGCCTGCTCGATGCTCTCGCTCTCAGCCGAGATGTCAGCTTCACCGGCGACGCTCAGGTTGTCCTTTCCGACACTCTCGCCAAGGTGCGGGGGCTGATCGGATTGATGGAGATGGCGGTGAACGGAACCGCCGAAGTGGATTGGGACGCGGAACTCGCCGCTCTCACCGAGTAGAGGCAGGAGGCCAGACAGAGACATGTGGATGAAGAGAGATGATCGGGTCGAGGACTTGCTCGACTATGCGATGGCACACCCGACATGGGTGCTCAGTGAAGCCGCCGCTGACTTGGGCTGGTCGATAGCTGACGTGAAGGCGACCATTCGTCCGCTCAGGAGCTTCCTGGCGGATTTCGACTACAACCTCGTGTGTGAATCACCGGGCACGGTCGGTGAGTGGATTTACAAGCTGGTCGGGTCAGTCAATGATTCCTCCCCTTGGATTGCGAATCGCATGAAGGACAGCCACACCCGGCTTCGGACAATCAGTAATGTCAATGCTTCCATCGCCAAGTCAGTTGACAAGCGAACGGTGGAAGGCCGCAAGGCCAACCTCATTCACACCACGGTCGAAGCATTGCTGGCGCAGTTGGACGCAATCGACCCCACCAACAACAACGGCCAGTAGGTCTCAGTTGCGATAAGTTGGAGCGCCCCGGTTCGCCGGGGCGCTTTGCGTTGGACTTGCACAAGGTTTACAGAGAGGTATAATTCAGCCCAATGAGCACCTTTGCCGAGATAGTCGAGAGCCTTCCAGGGCGGATTATGGTTTCCACTTCGTACCGATTCAAAGAGTCGGTGAAGGCTGTGCCTGGTGCCAAATGGCACAACGAAGAGAAGTGGTGGTCGGTGCCGTTGTCCTGGCCGTCTGCTCTCGCCCTCCGTGCCGAGTTTGGAACCGAGCTTGAGATTGGGCCGGAACTCACGGATTGGGGCTACAAGGTGGCTCCGGCCAAAGCGACCCTGGCGCTGCTTCGCACTGCCTTGGAGTTGGAAGACGACGGCACCGAT